TGAGCAATCATTTGCTTGGCTGCATCCACAAGCATCGATGCAATGCTGCGAAGGAAGTCAGCAAATGCCTGCTCTGCAGTCTTCGTGCCCTCAACAACCGCAACCAGACTGTCGAGCAACGAATCCGTCACTGGAACGGTAATTGCCATAGCCTCATTGAATCGAGCCTGGGCTAAAGCTGCTTGGTCAATCGCAGGCTGATATTCTTGGAATACAGCAATTTGATTTCTAATTTGCTTTTCTTGGTTTGCTAAACCTTCAAGAACACCAGGAGCTAAAGCGTAAATTTGTTGTTTATCAACGACATCACTAAGTTGCTGTTTTAGTAATGCCAAACTTTCGTTGTAACGAAGCGTTTGCTCAATCTGAAGTTGATTGCTATCCCCAAAGAAAGGATCAGCAAATCTAGCCCCTTGCTCGAATGGGCTAGTGGCGCGGATCTGCTGAGCAGCAGAAATGCCCGCTTGCATTCGTTCCATCTTCAACGATTGCTCTACCTGCAGTCGAGACAGCTTGTAAGCCGCAAATGCTTGTTCTAAATTTTGCTTGTTAAGCTGAAACTCTTTTTCAAGCAAGCGGACCCTAAGATCATAATCTCGGTTAATTGAAGAAATTCTTTCCTCTTCAGTTACACCAATAAGTGCTCGCTTCCTTTCAATATCAATAATACCTTTATTAGTATCAAATTGTGCAAAAAGTTGTGTCGCCTCTGCGGCAAATAAAGCAAAACGGCCCTGCCTGCCCTGTTGATATTTAAGCTCAAGTTGCTTTTCCTGCCTAAGCGCTTTAAGTTGATTAACTGCCCCAGACATCTGTTCTTTCGTTATTTGACGCCGTGCCAGTTCTGCGGCATTGTCGCGAGCAGCCTTAGCGGTCTCTATCTGTATTTCTAAAATTTGTTTATCCAGGCCAATCTGTTTCTTTCTTTCTTCACTAATTTTCCCATCCAGTTCAAGATTAAGAATAAGCAATTCTTGTTCAAGTCTGTTTAAAGCAAGATTTCCTTGTGCAAAAGCAAAACCATCTCTACGAGCTGTTAGCTTCGATTGTTCCAGTCTTAGTGCTTGTTTTTCTACATCAACAATGCTATCAATAACATCCTTAATTATTCTTTGGAGCTCGGCATGTCTTGTTAGTTCTTCGCTTGAATCTCGTCTTAATTGGGCAATTTCAGCCTCAAGCCTTTTAATTGCAAACCCTTCAGAACCTGCTTCTTTTAAACCTCTTAAATCGTCTTCTTTTTGCTTTAATCGTTTAACAGCAGGATTGCCGCCCAGCACAGTCGCAATGGTTTTATTAACCGCTGTAAGCACTGGAGCAAGCCCAGCTGTAACTCTCGCCCCAAATTGTGAAACCGAGTTAGCAGCTTCAGCAGATGACTCGGCTAAAGCCTCAAGGCTATTAACTCCTTTGTCGCCCACAAGATCTGCAAGCTCTCTTTGTAAACCGGCTCTAGCAACTCCACCAATGCCCAGGTTTTGAGCAAATCGAGCATTTGCTGCCGTACCAGTGCGGCTAACGCCTACAGCACCAATCAGTTGTTCTATATCAGTTCTAGCTGAAGTAAGCGTTGTCGCAAACTTGCTAGCAGCCCGACTAGCTTCCTCAAAACTTTGACCAACAGCACTTCCAAGAATATTCAGGCCAAAAGGTATTCCAAGCGCACTACCTGCAAGAGACCCCGCAATCCCGCCAGCTACCGAGCCAATACCCCCGCCAAAAAGTAGGGGAAAGCCAGCACTTGCCGCAAGATTACCAATAGCTCTGCCTCTGTCTCGCTTTGCCCCTTTTGCATCGAGCTTTCTCTGTCTTTCAAGTTTTTTGTTTTCTCTGTCTATTGCAGCTGCATTCTTATTGCGAGCCCTGGCTTCCTCCTCTTTCAATTTTTTCTTAGTGCGTAAAGTTCTTAGTGTGTTCGCTCTTCTTTCAAGCTGAGCCTCACGCTCCTCAAGGCTCACCAAGCCCTTTTGGGCACGACGTGCGTTTTCTGTCGCACGCGCAATTTGGTTTAACTCTTTTTCCGCTTTTTCTACAACTGCAGCAAATTCTTTAAAAGTGCTTGTGTTTTTTTCAGTGTTTGCAGCCAGTTCACTAAACGAACTAATTGTGTCCCGTACTGCTACTTCTGTTTGCCCTACACTTTTTGTGCCTTTATTTATATCTTTTGCTAATTGAATTACTTTTTTTCTTAATTCCCCTAATTTGTCTAATCGAGCGGCTCCGCCAATGTTCGCAAGATTTAGAGGTCTATCATTTATACGATTGACTACTTGTTCAAGAGCCTTTGATCCGCGAATTGCCCTGTCGAGAGCAGTTTGACCGTTTAGCCGTAGGTCTAGATTAATCCCAAAACTAGACACAGCACAACGGCGACCTCACCCAATCCTACCGCCTAGACATTGTTTGCGCTCCACCCGCCGTCTTGGCTCTCTGAACCGCCTGCTCCTCTTGCTCGTTCTTTAATTCAAAAAATGCCGCCCAGCCGATTAGCTCTTCTTGCGTCAAAGTTTGTGAAAGCTGAGCAACAGTCATGCCCAGCTCTTTAGCTAACGCGTAAAGAAAAAACCAATCGCCATTAGCTTTTGAGGTCTGCCTTCGCTTCCTCCACCTTGTTATCCGTTCCAGAAGCCAGCATTGCTAGTTGGATTTCCTGAAGCACTGCCGCTTCAACCGAGTTTTTCAGCACAGCTTTTTCACCATCTTGGAAAAGACGTTTGCCTTCAGCGTCCAGCGCCTTGCGGATCATCATGCCAAGTGCAAAGTCACTAGCCTCGTCAGAATCAACGTTTTTCTGAATTGACTCGCGCTCAGCAATAGTCAATGGGTGCCAATAAATCTCCAGCACCACTTCGTCATCTTGCTCAACTTGGTACTTGTAAAGCTGGCTTACACCAAACTTGTTACGAAGAATTTCTGCAGCACGCATTGGAAACTTTTATTTATTCAGTAATATACTACACGGTTGCGGTAAAGCCGCAAGAAATTACACCGACAAAGTGTGACCGATCCTCAATGTCGAGAGGTGTTGGCCCAACAATGTCAAGCACACGAGGAGAGCTATTAAAGGTATCCGTATAGCCTGAAGAGTTTACCGAAGTCAAACCGTCTATTACAGCCTCACTAATTGATGAAAGCACTGCTGTCCCAATAGTTTTTGGGACGTAGACGTTGCACTGAATCGTCCCGGCGTAGTAGTCCTGCGCTGCTCCCTGGTTTTGGATCGTTGACTGCCCAAAACTAATAGTCATCAAAATGTATTTCTTGGTTTTACCGGGAATTGTAAATGCAACGTTGTCATATTTCATCAGAACCGTAGCGTCAGCCGCTGCTACAGCATCGGTAACAGCTTTCTCAAAAGCTGCTCTGGCGTTTACTAAGGTCATAACTACAGCTCGCTGTAACCAGTGTAAATCTTGCCAGCCGTAGTGCCAAACGTACCAATGCCCTGCTTGCCCCCAACGGAGATCTTGGGTGTGCGTTCTTTAAACGCTTCCTCAACCAGCTTTTTCATTTCTGGGCCTTGAACAAATTGCTGCACCTTGCCGTTCTCTAAAGCATAAATTGAATATTCGGCAGCATTACCAATGTAAACACGTCGTTTATAGCTGTAAGCTTTACTTGGAGGGTAAAATCTTGGGTCGATTTTGTATTCTTTATTATTCCTATCCTTCCCTTTACGCTCTTTTATGCCAGACCAAGGGGAGAAATCCTCCACCTTATCAACAGCTTCAATAGGAGAAGTATGGGCTTTCCAGCTAGACGCAAAAAATCCTGTATATACCGGACTACGTTTTTTGGTTGCTAATCGACGCATAATCGTAGCTATCAACCTGTTATAGCTTTGCCCAAGATAAGCTTCGACTTCGTTCTTAATTTGTTGATCAAGACTCTTGGCCATTAGAAACGCACCAATAAAACGAACAGATACTCTTGCCCGCCCTTGTAACTGCGAACATCAGTAATCTGAGCAGCACGATTGGAACCCGCATACTTAAGGCTTACTTCGTCCTCAAAAGTGGGCTGGTTGTCCCCAATCTGATCGGGGGTAATGTATAAACGTGCTTTGCGCTCTTCGCGACCCTCTTCTTCTTCAGAATCGACAAACTCGATTGGGGCGTCAAAAGAGTAAGACGTGTTCGTCGTTGTTAACGCACCGGTGCTGGTGTTATACGTTGGCGACACCTTGCGGGTGTAAGTAATTGTCGTGTCAAGGGATTTGCCCAGATCAGCGACAACTGATTTGGCAACGTTTTTGAATAAACTGTCTAGTGCTCCTGGCATCTCAACCCCTCACAGTACGTACTTGATAGCTACCACTACCTCCAAGGCAATAAGCACCAAGATAAGACTGCAGCCAAGGGTAAACGTCGAATACGTTATTAACAGTTCCGGTAG